TGATGTCCTTGATAAGTGTAGAGACTGGGGTATTAGGCACGAAGAGTGGGGTTTCTGGGGTGGTATGTCCGTCTATGAACGCCGTCAATGGAGAAGAAAGTACAACATTAAATTAGAACAAGCATGGACCTCAGGGTTCTTGAAAGGAATTTAAATGGAATGCTGTGAGTTAGACATAGAAGAACTATACAAGCAAGAAGATGAAGATGTCTGCGAGTCATGCTATGATCGTATCGAAGCGCACATTGAAGACATGATGCTCAGTAGAGCTAAAGAAGATTTCTATGACAGGAATAAAAAGTATGATAGTTATTAACGGACATGAACTACCAGCACACGTATCTTATTCATCACTAACAACTTACCTTGACTGTGGTTGGAAGTACTATCTAACCCGTGTAGAAAAAGTAATAGAGCAACCAACGTGGTATCTTGCAGGTGGTAGTGCAGTACATACAGCAACAGAGATGTATGATAAAGAACTATTTCAAGCAGAAGGTAAGTAATGAATAAGTATTGGGACGCAGCATGGGCTGCACAACAACAAGAACAACTGACAAAAACAGGTGTTGATCAAGCACAATGGCGAGCATCAGGTCGTGCAACTAAAGCTAATCCAAATAAAGAAGATGGAGATTGGTGGAACGTTAATGGTGCGGCAATGGTTGACTCTTGGATTACATGGCGTAACGGCACACATCCACTAGTATTATGGGAACCACAACCTGGAGTACCAGCTATTGAACTAGGACTTACACCCATTTGGAATGACATACCAGTACAGATGCACATTGATAGAGTAATGATCAATGAAGATGGCGAACTAATTGTAGTAGACATTAAGACTGGTGCAAGAACACCATCGTCTGACTTACAGTTAGCTTTCTATGCTGCAGGTATGGAAGAAATGTTTGGCATTAGACCACGGTATGGTGCATACTGGATGGGTAGAACTGGACAGACAGATGAGTTGATTGACCTTGATTACATTAGCAAAGAAGATATCATAGAGATAGTTACTAAGTTTGACACTGCACGTAGGGCAGAATTGTTTATGCCCAACCTTAATCATTGTGTAATGTGTAATGTTAAAGATGAATGCAAGTACAAGAGAAAAGGATAGCAAGTGTTCGTTCGCAAAAGTAAGTTTGACTTTATTCAAAATGAATTAGATGAAGCATTAGCAGAGTTAGATGTTATGCAATTATTAATTCATCAAGCAACAAAAGAATTAACAGAAGTGCGTAAAGCAAAAGCAAAAGAAAGACACCCATCTTCACCAAAGAAAACAACAACAAAGAAAGTAGATAAGAATGGAAAGTAGTTACGTAGTAAACGTAAAGACCAAGGTAGGTACTATCATTACCGTTCGTGGTAACGATGCTACTGAGTTTGAAGCTAACATCAATGCACTAATTGGTAATGGAATTAACAACAGTATTGCTGCAATGGAAGAGTTGTTTCTTGGAATGCAACCCAGTCAACCCAGTAACACAGGAGTCAATACAGTGGTTGCTGCGCTAGGTGGCACAGTAATTAGTGAGACACCTATCTCAGTACAGCCAGCACCAGCAGTGTTCGCACCTGTAGCACCACCAGTAGCAACAGTAGCTGGTGTAGGTACAGCAACTAAGTCTTGTATCCATGGTGTAATGACTAAGCGTGAAGGTGAAGGACCTTATGGACACTACAAAGCCTTCATGTGTCCAACACCACAGGGTACACCAGATCAATGCAAGGCAATCTATCTAAAGAAGAACACGCCTGAGTACGCTACGTTCTAGTAGCACCTAAGTTTGAGAGGGTAGTGTAGTGGGGAAGGCTACCTACCCTCTCAATTATTATTGGAGATAAATGAAAACATTAAGCAGAGCAGTAGGTCGTCCTGACATTGGTGGTGAGCCAATGCCTACAGTATTCAGGACATTTGATACAAATCAAATTGTATTAAGACGAGCAGAAGTAAGTATGATTGCTGGCACACCAGGTGCTGGTAAGTCTACGCTTGCTTTGGCTTTAGCATTACGTATGCAAGCACCAACTCTATACCTATCAGCGGATACTAATGCACACACTATGGCTATGCGTTTGTATTCTATGATCACGGGAGTATCACAAAGTGAAGCAGAAAAAATCATATCAGAAGACACAGACAATTCTAGGAATAACCTTGCTCTTGCCAGTCATATTTATTGGAGCTTTGATTCTGCCCCTAGTCTTAGTGATATCGACGATGAAGTTACCGCGATTGAGGAGTTACTTGGAGAAGCACCTGCCTTAATTGTTATTGATAACCTCATGGATATTAGTATGGACGGCGGAGAAGAATTCAGTAACATGAGATCAGCACTTAAAGAACTTAAGTACTTAGCAAGAGATACTAACGCCGCTATTCTAGTGTTACATCACACACAAGAAGGTTATGTCGGAGACCCTTGCCAACCAAGATCATCCTTGCAATATGTTTATAGCAGACATGGAAGAAGCAAGATGAAAGGTGTAAACGGAGCTTATGTCCGTGACAATCCTAATCCCAAAGAAGAACTAACACTAGAAGAACTATATCAAAAAGCATTAGATGATATAGATTTTTTACGAGCAGCTAATCGTGGATTAAAAGAAGAACTAACAATATCAAATGACATCAGATACAAACAACATCTAAAGATAGTAGAACTAGGAGTACCAAGTGGAGCGTATTAATTGGGATACCAATAACACACCAGACTACGACGACGACGATGAGTAAATTCGGTTGGTGTCTTGGTCACGATACAGAGCAGCAGCACAGTAAATGTCCTAAAGAATTTACTAACAACATACAAAACTATACATTGAAATGTGATTGTGAATGCCATGAGCAAAAGTAAACAAAAAGGTACGGCTGCTGAAACAGCAGTGGTTAACTGGTTAGTAAGTAAAGGACGTAAGCATGTCGAACGACGATCTCTTAACGGAGTCAATGATCGAGGTGACATTGCAGGTGTGCCTGGAGTTGTACTTGAAGTAAAGAACTGTGTCAAGATGGAACTATCAGCGTGGTTAAAAGAACTAGAAGTAGAAATGATTAACGACAAAGCTGATACAGGTGTAGTGATTCATAAGAAAAAAGGAACACAAGATGTTGGACTATGGTATGCAACCATGCCAGTAAACATCTGGTTTAAACTAATAGAAGAAGCAGGATACTAATGGATGTACCACCTATTGCTGCAATCATAGAGCATTATGGTGGCAGATTAAGAAGAGACTACGGTAGTTGGCAAAAGATTAAATGCCCTTTCCATAGTGATAGTCACGCATCAGCAGGTGTATCAGTAACAGACAACATCTTTGTATGTCACGGCTGTGGAATTAAAGGCAATGCATTTAACGTAATCAAACTACATGAAGGAGTAAAATACAATGAAGCTATCAAGATCGCAGAAGGTATTACTGGAGAAAGCTACAAATCATTACGAGCAACACCTACCATTGGCAGAAGAATATCTAGCACAACGAGGAATAAGTCTAGAGATAGCGGAAAAGATTCGATTAGGAGTCGTCGCTGATCCACTGCCTGGACAAGAACAATTTATAAATAGATTAGCTATCCCTTACATTACGCCAACAGGCGTAGTTGATATAAGGTTTAGATCAATGGGACCAGAAGAACCTAAGTACATGGGTATGGCAGGAACTTCAACCAGACTATACAATGTAAATGCCTTGCATGTAGCAGGTAATTTTATTGCAGTATGTGAAGGAGAAATAGATGCTATCACTCTTAGTTATTCTTGCGGTATTCCTGCTGTGGGTGTGCCTGGAGCTAATGCTTGGAAACGGCACTACGGACGCTTACTGGCAGACTTTGAGACTATCTATGTGTTTGCTGATGGTGATCAGCCTGGCTCTGATTTTGCAAAGAGTTTAAGTAAAGAGTTTAATAGTGTTATCATTATGCAGATGCCAGATGGTGAGGATGTTAACTCAATGTACTTACGCAATGGATCTGGTTACTTCACAGAAAAGATTGCAGCATGAGTACTAAGCAAGACTTAAAAGAATTAGAAGAACATGAATTAAAACTAAAGGAGTACAACGATGCAAGAGTTCAGCGAGCAAGAGATCAATCACATCTTCCAAGCCCTGATAAACATGGGACTGGAAGTAACGAACGTGAAGTACT